GGCGAATCAAAGACTCGATTGCCACACCGAAGCTAGTGCCTCGTATCCCCTTCCTTGATGAGAGATCGTCTGATTCATACGACACGGGAATCCCCGCTTGCTGTCGTCTGAGTATTCAAACAGATGAAAGCTATCTCCCAGGAAGGACCTATGGTAGAGGTTACTCCAGTCTTGAAGAGTGTATCAGGTTGTCGTTGTACCATTCTAGTCTATATGGTTTCGACTTGACAAACTACGATTACACTAAGACTTTAAAACACTGGAAAGCACTAGAACAAACACAGAAAGGCAGTGATCCTTGGATCAAAATTGTTAAATACAAGTTATCTGCATTCTACTCAAGAGCACAGGGATGTTCACCACCCCCAGCGCCATTCGGTAAAGAACTGAATGATAATCCGTCCATTCTGTTAGGCGGACGCTGGTGTCGGTGGTGGAGACTCTTCTCCGAACGATCATGCATTGACTGTCGTCAGGGCTTCTTAACAGGAATCCTATTCGGCATCAAGAAAGGTTGTCCACGCGCTAGCGTTGACGGCCTCCTTGATGCCCAAGTAAAGACTACCGTACAATTAACAACTGACGTTGATTGCATGACACCGGAGCCGTTTCCAACGTACGATTTTGAAATTAATCAAAAATTTATTTCTGATGAGATCGATCGTACAGTGAGAGAAATTTTAGGTAAAAGTAAGCTTGAATTTAAAGATATTTTCAAGTTACCTATTCCCTCGACTTCTGCAAATTATTATTCTAGCAGAAGCAACGGCGGCGCGGTTTCGTCCATCTTCGAACAAACAACTGAACGTTGGTATAACCCATGTGAGGACCACACTGTGGTGGATCATCGTGTTTGGGACGAAGAGGGCGAGGAATGGAGAGAGGTTAAGGTTGGTAGGCCGGTTAATGTTGAGCAATTCCGAATCCACGAAGTTGAAGAGTTTTCTTTACTCTTTCAGAAGGCTTTAGATGAAGAGCCTCTTGTGGAAACGGTAGCATTACCTGAAGCATTGAAAGTTCGTGTTATCACGAAGGGACCGCCCCTTATGGGCTATGTGTTGAAGCCATTTCAAACGTGGCTACACGGTGTCCTGCGTCGAAGTAAGACCTTTCAACTGGTCGGCCGACCGGTTAGTGAGCAAATGATCGAAGAGGTAATTGGTCCTCTTCGTAGCGGCGAGAAGTTCCTTTCTGGGGACTATTCTGCTGCTACTGACGGAATGTTGAGCTGGATTTCTGAACGTATTGCGAACCAAGTTATTGATGTAGCGTTCCGTGAATGGGGTATCCCGGACTTCGTTGAGAAGTTTCGAGAACTCTATTTACGGAGTTTGACTAATCATTTAATAATTCACCCGAAAACTGGGGAGGTTCTGCGTCAACGTAATGGCCAACTGATGGGAAGTATTTCATCATTTCCTATTCTCTGCATTGCCAATGCGACCTTATGTCGTATAGCTATGGAGAGAGGTGAACACCATCCTTTGAGATTGGGGTCTTGTCGACTTCTTATCAATGGGGATGATTGCCTCTTTCCTGCAAATGCAGAGACGCATCAGTTTTGGCTAGCCCTCTGTCCTTGGTTCGGGATGTTACCATCTATGGGAAAATATTACTGGCATGAAAAATTTTGTAATGTCAATAGTACTACCTATATTTATGATGACAAGAATTTAGAATTATGTCAAATCCCTGAAACCTTGTTATGGACGGAGCGTATTAGATATTTCCGGCTCGTTAAGTATGTCAATTATGGCATTTTGCTCAATCTCAAGCGTAGCGGAGGCCCAATGGGACCCGAGAATCTGTTCGATGAATTTTTTACATTTTCGTCGAATTCGGAAGAGCTTCTGGATACTTTTCCAGAGCGCTTGCTCTCCGTATGTTACGAACAGTATATTCGTGATTTTGGACGCTTTGCTGAGAAAACTAACTTAAGAGTTCCATGGTATGTACCGAAAGAGTACGGCGGAGTTGGACTTCGCAGTTTCGGTCGTCATCGGCCCAGCCCACTGGATCGTGCCGCATGTGCATTGATGGCAGATGGTATTGACAGACCTGTCTCTGTAAAGAAGGAGACAGTCTGGAAATTTCATTCTGCAGTTCAAGCTTCGCTTGAAAATGATTTGCACTATGAGGAAGATGGTGGGTGTGCGTACGACAAGTGGTATGGCTTGGCAGTTAAGTTTGCCTTCCAACGCTGCATAAATCAAGAAAATTTTGATATGGTCTATTGCGACCACGACAAGAGTCGAGTGCAGGGGAGTCTCCGAAAAAATGAAAAGATTTGGAGAAAGTATACCACGATGGCGAAGAGCTGTGAGAAGTTTAATAACTGCTATCAGTTCATACCTGGAATGTGTTTGAAACCTGTGTTTCTTGAGACTGAGGAGTCTCAGTGTCTGTTCTAGTCTTCAGACTGGAGAGGGCGGCAGAAGTGTTTCTTCTGACCGTCTGTCCTTAAGCGAAAAGTGAGAATTTGGATATTGGGTGAGAACCCGGTATTCATCACTCGTGTAAATTTGGAGGTAATGTCCCCCCACGCCAGCCGCATAGAGTTCTTGACTCTCTTGTAAGCCGACTTAGTGGAACACGGAATTACCCACCCATAGTATATGAGTGGCACATACTACGCCTAAAGTGGACAGAAGATCAGTGAAGCATGAAAATTTGAAGCTTCAATTGCTGACCGTCCTGGATCGATCGACAGAGGTCCCTAACATTTATGTGCAGAGTGGCATTAATGCTCAGCCTGCATATCATTCGTACTGTTATTTAGTTACTCAGACAAGGCCCGTTACGACGGGAGTCGCTGTGCGCCATCGCAAGGTATCGTGATTTTAGATCATGTACCGTTAGATGGGTTTTAAAGCACAAGCTGTCTAGTCACGTTATGTATGGTACTTTGATTGTTAGGGGATCAAGATTAAGATCCG